CGTGCTCTTTATGGGTCGCGAGAAGGCTCTGTTCTTGAATGAGAGTTTCTTTTAGTGCCTCCTTGAGCGCTGCTGTGGACTCAGCGCCATCAAGCTGGGCTTTTGTGTAGCGCTGTTGCGCTCGGATGATCCTCTCTAGCGAGGCTTCCTGCGCCTTCTCAAGCTTGATCTTTTCTTTTTGTGCTTCGAACTCTAGCTTCTGCGCTTCAAGCGCTTTCTTTTGCTGTTCGGTCTTATCGTTTCCATCAGCCATCGGGCCTTACCTCAGTTCCGGATTGGCCAGTTTATACCGGCTTCTCGCTCGAACCTCTTTATGGCAACATCAAGCTTTGCTTTCTGCTTGTAGGTCATTGGGTCGTCTAGCCCGTATTTCTTAATGAAGTTCATGTACCGCTTTTCATTGACAAGCGCATCTGTGAATCTTTCAACTTCTATTTTGTTCCCTCGAACTCGCACAGGAATCCGGCGTCCCTTGAACATCTTAGACAGCAGATACGATATCCAGGCTGCAAAAACATGCAGAATATTCTCATTTATCTCGCCTCTTCGGGCTGATCCCAAGTCAAACACCATCTCTTCTAGTTCATTATCGCTTTTCATATAGCTCTCCTGCTAGGCAAAACCTCTGCCTACTAAGTAGTTGTATGGTCGTATTTCTTGTATCTTCAATATTTCTGAAGGAGATTATTTGCTAGCAGCCTTAGTGTTAGCGTCGTTCTCGTCCTTCTTCTGCTTGATGAGCCGGTTTAAGAACCACTTTCGGATCATTACTGGCAGGTTGTAGGCTTCAAAGAAACTCCACCCCCCATAATATTTTAGAGCAAAAAACTCTTCGTAAATGCTTAGTTTATATTCTTCATCTAGGCCAAAAAAAGTCCGCCGTGAGCGGAACCTCCATATCCGCAGAATGGCCACAGGAACCACACTCATAATTTTGTGTCATATCAATGCCCGGAACAACATCGGAATATACCTTCCTCAAGAGTCTTGAATCTCTTGCCGGCATAGCCTGAACAAAGGAAGCAATGATGAAGGGGGAGTTGTCGCCGTTGACAGACACAATGAACGCTCGGAATTGATCCGTAAGGTTTGATTCTTCTAGCTTACGACGGACCTTTCTCTCTGCTTCTCTCGTTATCTTTGCCTCGTCTGCCCCAGTGAGCATCCTGCATTCTACTGTCGCTTTAGTCAGGGGTAGATCAACGGTAAACGTTCCCTCCTCTGAAAAGGTCACGCTGTGCTCTTCTGCCATCGCAGCGAAATCATTGTTTATCCCTTCGGACAGATCAAACTCATAATCCGATGCGGCAGCGCAGGAAGGGCAAGTAACCGTTGTAAGGTATTCTGCGCCATATCCAGTGATTCGGGTAGCTACCAAGAGAGCATTTTTGTCACCAACCAGTAAGCTGTTAACGTTGATAGATCTATCTGCTAGAACACTCTGCAGCAGCCTGTCAATAACTACGCCTTGCTTAATCAGGGCTTTTGAGGTAAGAATATCTTCCTCTTTCGCCGTCATATAATTGATTTCAACGGTGTGCTGCCCATGTAGCGGGTGGCCCGGACCGTAAAAAGCTCCCCCTGATGGCAGGTCCACAAACTCGGTCGGTGTGGTCCAGGAGAATGCTGTTGAGTCTGTGCCTTGTGTATGGGGTGTGGGTGGGCTGGAATCTTCCAGAAAATCCTCAGGAATCCCTGCTCGTCCATTATTTCTATTCATCTTTTATAACCTCCAAAAAAAACTAAGCGTATCCATGTCATATTATCTTTATAACATGGATACGCTTAGTTGTATAAAATATTCACTTTCTTTCGCCCAGATGGGCTCGGTCGGGGCTATGACTTTACTGGTCCGCCAGATGCCTGGAGTCCCTGTTTGAGTTCCGCCCAGTCATAAGCAATTTCTACTGTGATTTCGTTCATTGCATCAGAACTGTAATCAAGGGTGCCGCCGTAATCAACGCTAACAACCCAGGGGTTCTTAAGGAACCACTCTTCTACAGGGCGACCTTCGGCGTCAATCTGACGTAGAACAATGCTCCCGAGTCCCTCTCTTACCGACTTCGCCTTGCTGATGCTTCCGCGGACGTTAGAGTCAGTGGGATATTGGTATCCCGACCGCCTAAGCGCCTCAAGGAAAGTCATTGCTAAGTCTGGATCTACGGGATCTACGAGAGTCACCGTGATGTTGTCCCAGCTAACTCGGCCAGGATACTTGAAAGTGTGGTTAATAAATGAATGCTCTTCAACATTAATATTTGACTTTGGTTTTGTCGCTGTCTTCACTGTCCAAACAGGTATATTACCAATATTTAGGGTAAAACGATACTGTCTCTTTGGATCGGCGTTGACATTAGACCAGAAAAGTTCTGCAGCCATTAGTTATGTTCTCCTCGTTTCATTATATAGTCTACGGAACTGGTTCCTAGTCCTCAAAAGATGCGCCGCTATTTGTAATGACAAAGTCAATAGCGAAGAACTCTGCTGAACGGGTTGGTTTGACAAGAAGCTTTGCATAGACAATGTTCCGGTCAATCAAGTCAGGAGTAGTTGTTGTCTCATCCAGAATCAAGCGGAAATCCTCAATACCAAACTGTGCTCTTACTGTGTCCAGCACCGGAGTTGCTTGTCCAATAAATCTGGTCCAAGTATCTCTTGTGTTGGGTGCGAAGAGTAGTCGTGAGGCGATGAAGGAAATCTCTCGCTTCAAGTACACCATGAGCCTGCGAACGTTGATCCGATCAAGCGCCGAGCGTGTTTGCTGCAAGGTCTTCTGACCGAAGATCACAATGCCCTCGGCTGGGAACTTGGCAATCGGATTGATGTTAGACTCATATAGAAGATCGCGATCATCAGAACTAAGCCTGCGTGATACGTCTAGTACCGGAATCCCGCCAGCGCCCTCACTAAGTCCGCCACGTGCAAATCCAGCAGGAGCATACCACGGTGCAGCGCTTCTGTCAGTCGTAGATAGCGCACCTAAAGCAGCAACCGAAGGTGGTGACCACAAGGTTCTGCCGGTTGTTGTATCCTGTATACGTACCCATGGGGCATAAGTTGCGGCGTAGCTACTATCAATATTTCTATCTTTGAGCGCATTTACTGCCTGCTTTATGGTATACGCATTTCTGCTATCTGCTGCAGCAGCGCTTTCAGTATCCGCATCATATACATTCTCAATATCCAGGATTGCCAGAGCGTCTCCTCTATCTTCCACAATATCTAATAGATGCTGTGTCACCTGGGTGTTTGTTACACCTGGGATTGTTGCGAGATTGAATTGTACCTGATCAGAGTCCGAAATAATGTTGATGGCACGCTTAAGAGAAGCTAGAGCGTAACTTGTCTTCTCTGTGGCAGTTGCCGAGATGGCACTATTTCTGAGTGGGTCACGTTCTGTGACGTCAAAGCCGTCAAAGCCGCCATGCAGCATCGTGGTGAACCGATCATACCCTGCATCAAGGATGTTTCGGTAGGATATTCCATTAGAAGACTGAGACTGAGCAGTCAAGCTCAGTCCGGCAGTTCGGAATTGAGCGTTATATACGCCCGAGCCATCAACGACAACATTGTTGTTTGCCGTGTCAAACGTTCCAGACACATTGTCAAGACTGAACGCCCATGCGATTTGCAGTGGGTCAGTGCCGCCGAGAGTGCCACTTGCCAGAGGCAACGCCAAATCGTGCGAAGCCGCAGGATTTGTTGGGTTAAGATTAGCACAACGCACACGGAGCATATCAGGCAACGACTCGTTCAATGCCGTATTCGTGTCACTTCTGTGAGTCCAAGCTCCCCAGTATACGTTTTTAGGATTCTTGGGGCTGCCCCAAACATCTGTTTGACGAAGAGGGATAGAGGCATGAATCGCACTCAACCTGAGTTCTGACGTCAATGCGGTGCCGGACGATATCGCGATGCACTCGCCGTTATCGCCGTAGACCCCAGCCGGATATCCGCCGCAGACAGCAAAGCTTGTTTCGCTGCCACCGTCGGCCATCGTCTGATGGGTGCCATGGCTGGCACTGGCGTAAGTGCCGATGGAACTAAATCCGCCGGAACCACTTGTCCATGACCAATCGCGATACTTAAGGGGACCATAAACACCGAAGGGTAGGTTCGCTGCGTTTGTGGTCGCACGGCTAACGTTCTCGTCCATTATTACACGAATGTACTTAGATGTGTTAGGATATTCGCCATATTCCCGATTTGATTTTGTGGTTGAGTCGTATTTTTCATACTTATCACCAATCTGTACAGCAATGTAGTTTGGCGATGCTGGGTTTAGGCTTAAGCCATCCCAGCGCTCGACCACTACTGGAGAGTTATCTGTATCATAGATCTTTCTTACTACTACCGAAAATGTACCATATTTCTCATGAGCACCCGCGGGTGCCTTGATCTTGGTAAGAGAGATTTTGATGTCTCTTTGTATTGACTCCCCAGAAGAAAGCGCTTCAAAACGAAACAGTTTCTGCATTTGGGCAGGGTCATAGGAAGAAGCCAGAGTGCTAAGATCTTGCGAGAAATACCAACCTGTGGTTGCTTTCTGGCTAGCTATCCGCATATCGTTCTGCACATCGGCTGTATCGGCCTGGTTGCGCATCGGAAGGATTGTAGCCCAATATGTGTTGCCGAGCTTGTTACCGGCGGTGGAGCCATCAGTCCCAAGAACGCCGACCGAAGTAGATCCGGTGATCGTCAGGGAACGTTCAAAGGTCTCACCGACCCAGAGGCGCTTCTGTCCTGAGGCTGCGGTGATTGTGTTGTTTGTTACTGTTGGGTTTGTATTCAAGACCTTCCGGATAAAGTCCGAGCGATCTGGATCAACACTAACTCTGTACTTCTCTTCTGAAGTGAGAGCGGCGTCCAAGACACTTGAGAGGGTCAAGGTACCGTCGGAGTTTGACTGGAATAATGTGCAAGCGCTGCCAGTAGTGTTTCCGTTGGAGACACCATCCCAGGTTGTGCCGGAAATGAATACACGACCACCAGAATTTTTGAGATACATAACGGCTGCCAAAGAGCCGGTTGTAGCAGGTCCGCCGTCAGCGGCTAAAGAAGCAGAAGGCCAGACATAGAGTCCCCAAGCGCCGCCCTTAGAAGAATCTGTCAAGTCGCCGGAAGTCATGCTTCCAACTTTCCAGCCAGCTTCACCAGCATCTGTCGTCTTTGCAGGATGCTCTTCGCCAAGAAGGCGAACATAGGTCAGAGTTGGGTTATTTCTTAACCACGCCTGAGCAGCATAGCCGCCATAGGTTGGAGCGGTTTTATTACCATCTCTCCAAACGTCGCCGCCTTCGCCACCGGGAAGAGGTTCACCGAATGTTTCTACGAAATCGGAGAATGAAGTAACTGTTACCGGCGTCATGGCTGGCCCCCGTTGGGCACGACCAATCACTAATGGTCCTATATCAGCAGGACCCGCGGGTAATTGGGAGTTGTCTATCTCATCGATAAAGACCCCCGGAGATATGAACTTAAATTTTCTAGAAGGGTTTTCCGACAAAGCCTTGTTCTCCTCTTATAAATCTGCACTATAGAGTATTATATGCGCTGGTTTACACCACTATTAAATAGTAACTCAATATTCCAAACTCCGTTTAAATGCCGTTGGTGCCTTAGGGGCGATATTTGTCCTTCCTTCCTACATTATTGTCTGGTAGGTCGCCTAATATCGTGCGCTCTCTTTGTATTTCTATTTTTGCCGCAGATTGGTATCGTACAACATTTGGCGTTTCTTGGTTTTTGCCTGCGCCGATTATATAGCCAAGTACCATTATCTTGATCCCAGTCTTAAACAGCCTTTCGTCTGTGCCAAGCGCTGCCGAATTGTTATCTAAAGTATACGATGGCTCAATAAATGCTTCATACCTATTTCCACCGTGGCGAATGGAGAAAGTGCTTGGGGTGCTGGTCTTGGTTGAAAACATGGCCAGCACGTCATTCATCTGCTGCTGATATGAGGTTGTTATTAAGACGTTATACTCTACTTCCACGAAGCTTGGCATTGGAATCACCAAGGTTTCATATACTATCTGCTTGTTTTCCCCCGGAAACGTCTTATAGTTACTGGCAGTGCCAGAGTTTGACTTCTTAATCGCAGCGGAGTTTGCAAAGTTTCTTGTCTTCTCTTGGTTGACAACTCTTGCAACCTCTAGGGACCCACCGCGATTATAATAATCTAAGTAGGGTGGGATATATACTCCGTAGCGACCCTTGTTCTCTGGGTTCTGGGTTATGTTCTCCCGCAATATTGAGATTAGTGGATATTCTAACGTTCTTCCGTTTGGGCGTAGCGTAGGATCAGCCTTTATTTGGTAGGCTCTCTCCGGGATTGCATATAACACTGGGATCTTTTTGAAGCCCGTGTTTGTGTCTACGAAGATATTTAGCTCATCGTTAATATACTCGTATACGGCGTAGTCTACATCCTCTAGCCCCGAAGATGCTAGCGAATAAGCTACTTCTTTCTTTTCGTCCAGTTTTGTATCAATTGGCATTGAAGAATCCTCGTCTTGCCTGCTTGGCAATGGCTGTAATCTCTAACGCTGTCTCGTCTGAAGTAAACGAGTTATCCTGTCCGAAAAGATATTTCGGTTCGGAGATATCTACAATCTCAAAATGCATGTCGTCATATGCCACGAAATCACCTAAACGTACAAACAGATTTTGATCCTCCGTAAGCCTTCTCTTGTGGAAGTGTATTGTCAGGTTGTACAGACTGTCAAACCCGTTTTGCTCTTGTACTCTATCTGAGCCGTTGAACTCTATAAGGGCGTATGTCCTTATTGGGGGCAAGAACGTTTTGTTAATTGCTTCGCCATATAGATCATGATAGTTTGTGCGCTCAACATCTATTGGATAATAGATGACCTGTTCACCGACGATCTTTTCAACGAGTTCATCACTAAGCTGCTTAACAAAATTTCGTTCGGCTTTGCCTACGAATAAAGGTGGCGGCGGAGCGGCCGGTTGAGTCCATTTTGCCATTTATTTACCCTACATAAATACCGTGAGGTATCTTCCCGATCGCCTGGTTGACACTTTCTTGTAACTGGGCGTCACCTTCTGCTAGCTTACCGTAGACTAGTTCGTCAAGGACTGCTTTTAATTCGTCCCTCAGCGATGACTGCTCTTCTTTGGCCTCCGAAACAAGCGCTGGACCGTTTAGTGTAATCTCGTTGCCCGGAACAGGGATTGATCCCAATTTTGAGCGGACCTGCCCGAGGGTCTCTTTAGCCAAGGAAAGAGCGAAACGGCGGATCCATTGTTTTCCTATACTATTGATATTGAGATAGGGAACGTTCGGGAAGGGAAGCGTATTCAGATTGTTCACACCATCCGCTCCGAACTTTCTATCAGATGCCTCATCAAATGCATCTTCTGAAACTCGGAACTCTACCCAGAACTTGCTAGGATAGTTGCCGTTCGGGATTGGATAGAGTCTTAGACGGTTGTCGTTGATCCTAAAAGAATAGTGTGAGGCGCGGACCTTCATAGACTCTTCATAGGAGTATGCTTGTAAAACATTTTGCCAAGCCGGTACTAACTGGAAAGTGCTATCATCGGCATACATCCCGTAGGTTGACAAGTTGCCGACAGTGCCAACTGCAGATCCACCGAAGAATCTCCAGGCTGCTCTTGGGGTTTTATAATATACCTTTTGAATTGAGATAGCGCTTTTGCCGACCTTGTTGTAAAATGGAGAACTAGAGTTGTCAGCATCTACAGAAGCGCTGTATATCAGATTCTGTAGATCATAGTCCTGCTGATCCTTCGCTGTGTCAAATGACGCTGAGAATATTCGTTGGGACGCCCCAATGCCTACATGAACTCCAGCGCCGCGACCGATATGGGTTGCATAGCCAAGCTGGAATCTCGGGAACTTCAGGTTTGCCTTCGTTGTGTAAGACCCGGAAAGTTCGCCATCTTGGTCAAAGGATCCCGTAGAGTTCCCCAGCATATCAGACAAGACGTTTTTCGCCTGATGAGTATTGATGAGATAGGAATACTCTAAGCATGCCTCTTCATATGAGTTATATACGTTGTCTGCCGTGATCTCTAGGTCAAGGATATTCCCGCCGAGTTTGTTGTAGGTATATTTTACTTGGTCCACGGCACCGCTGACAAAGGCGCTAGAGCTATAGATACCATATGCTAAAACGGTTACAACATCGGCATGTGTGCCGGTAGATGGAAGTACAAGAGCGCTGACTTGGCTCTCAGGATTTAAGTTAGCGGGCATTTCGGAGAGTTCCTGTTGTTATACATAAAGTTGACCTTTACTAAATAGGCGGCGGGGAGTGGTTTATTCCTTCATCATTCTCTAGAAATTGTATCCGGATCCATAAACCCTCTTTACTGGCGCATTTGTAAGGTAGCGACGTGACATTCTCACGACCACTTCCCTCCCCCAAACGGCGGTTGGTGTAAGTAAGTACTCTGGTGTATCCCTTTTCTCTCTGTCGTTCTAAAACTCGTCTAAACACGTTGCTAAATATATTGTCAACTATGTGTCCTGTATTCTGTTCCTTAAAAAACAAAACCCCGCCAGAAGGCAGGGTTTTGCTGTGCTTATTCGCACACTCTATCACTCAGAGGCTATCAGCCAGTGAGATCGTGCACGATAACTAGCCCGTACATATCCGGACGAGTCATTTGCTTCGCGTAACGGGTCATTACTCCCTTACGAGGCACAAAATCCTCTATCCCGAAGATAGTGGGTGTCACCTGCAGTGGCACATAAGGAGCGTAGACATAGCCACTCTCTAGGAAACTAGAGCCCTTACGACCGACCAGCACTACATTCCGAATGAAGTAGGGGTCTACATGGATTTCCATCTTACGACTCAGCGAGCCAATATTGACGGCACCCCAGCTACCCTTGTCTTCGTCGCCAGAAACGCTAGCCTTGAATCCACTAGTGAACTCAAGAACCGCAGCTACTTCGGGTCCGCAGACTACGAAGTTAGCACCAC